CATTATATGATGCATAACCAAATTAGCATGGACCCTCATGATTTACCAATCCATTCTAGATATCACTAATTTGCTTATCACAATCCTTAACGGTATCATCTAGTGACTATAAATTCTTTCGAAGACTATCTCTAAACCTCTAAAAGTGCTTATCACTAAATGCATGTACTACATTATTGTGAAAGTGATCAAATAACATCTCACCAATTCTATGATTATCTTAAGATATTACTATAACATGTTTTTCTCTTGGTTGACTATACACAAGATCAATCGTATTTTAGATTTATTATCTATATAACATATTATAACAATTATCCAATCCTGGTGATCCAGAAAGTGATACTATACTATTTTACATCATGTCTTTGCTTATGTCCATTCCCTAAGTGGCCACATAATCAGCCATCTATCTTGGCATGCGACCCAATAAGTTCATATGAACCTATGCGGATCCGACATCCATTTTAAAAACATGTTTATCACTATTCTGATATGTTTTATCTTATAATCCTGAGACTTATGCAACATACATCTTCAACAACAGATTTCTATTCTGGGGCATAGCTCCGTTGAAGATAAGTTTTGGAGTGGCTCCCTGTATGTTAACTTTACTACCTTTTACTCCTTTCAATGAAATTTACTAAAATTTGGGAATTTATCTATACACCTTCTTCATTGCAGGTTTCTTCTCTTCATGGAAGAATGACAACTATTTATCCAAAAATGAATAGCACTGCACTTGATACTATGATTATGGTACAATTTTATTCAAAAATATCATACTATCTTTCATTATTTGGAAACATGCTGAGGCAACAAACTTATCTGACTCAGAATTTTCTGGTAAATCATGATAAAGTTAATAATCAGGGTTATAGTGCCATATTATATCTTTTAAGTTTTCTTTATATCTAAATATAGCAGCTTTTGAATAACCACGAGAAAGTACTAATTCCAAATTGTTTTCTTTTAATCTCAAAACCTTGTTGGGTTTCTTTTTTG